TGTCAGTAAAATCAGCAATAGCACAAACTTTACTAATTACAGCAATTCTAGGTACTAAACTTAAAATATTTGTTCCTGCTCCAGAAGCTCCAACACTTAAAGTTGCAACTGTTAAAGTATCAATTGCTTTATTAACATCAACTATCAATGCTTTACTAGCAGTAGTAGTACCTGCTACAACATCAGCAATTGCATCCCCATTATATTGAGTAAGTCTCAAATTATTTGCCTCCTTTCAAAAAAGGTATCATTTAATTACTTTGTTTATATCCAATAAATCTAAAATTCTTATTGTCTGCTCCAGCGGCCTTGTAATAAAGAGTGTAACAACGAATATCTAAATCTTCAATTTTTGCACCAGCATCAAGAACAATTACATCTTCGGTAGATGCACTAGCAGAATCAAAAGAAAAAGTTAGAATTGCATCAGAAATATTATGTATAAGTGCAATCTTTTCTACATCTACAACTGCACTTTTTTCTGCTTGATCAGCATCAGTATTTACACAGACAATAAATGAATTAGTATGTGCCATTTATAAATTCCTCCTTAAAAATATGTTATTTTAATATTATTCAGTATCTTCATAGATTTTCATATTAGCTTTTGCTTCAATAATATCTATTTTAGCTTTTGAATCAATTTTCAAATCCCTTGCAATTTCAACAAATTGTTGAATAATTGCTAATTCAGTTATATCATTTAAAATCTTTTCTAATTTCTTATAATTACCTTGGATAATATCACTAATTTCATCATGTCTTAATATATTTACATTAGTTTTATTACCATCTTCTTTTTCAAGTCCTAATTCTACTCGCATATCTTTGTCGTCTATCCAAAGAATTCCTCTCTGAATAATTTCTTGATTAATATAGATATATCTCACTTCATCTTCTTCAATATCTATAAAAGAACCTTGTGTTTTTAATATTCTTAATGATTCAGGAGTTGGGTTTAAATTAAAACCCAAAGCTCCATGAATATTATTAATTACTTTTATCTTTCTACTCATAAAAACCTATCTTTCTTATTATATTTAAATAAATATTAAGTTAAAGTTACAAGACCACAATACTGAGGCTGAATAACATTAATACCAATTTTTTGAATAGCTTTCTTAGTTACTTGTCCAGTATCAAAGTCCTGCTTTTCTAGCATTTCTAATCCACCTTCTTTGGTAACTTTTACCAATTTATCTTTTCCGACTGGCAAAACATAAATGTAATTATTGTCCAATACCCAAGTAACATTAAGTTCATCAGTAAAAGAATTTGGTAGCTGTACTAATGCTTTACCTTCCCATGTGCCAATAAATCCGTCTTTATTTAAAGTATCTTTCATATTATCAGACATAACTGCTCTAAATCCATCATCGCTAGTTATATTAGATAATCCTACTGAAGTACCTACAACAACAGGATATCCATAAGCACTTACAGTATTACAAACATTACGCAACTGAGCCAAACTAAAGACACCAGTATATTTATTAAGAGCAGGAGCAGTAGCCATACCAGCAACAAATGCGGCCTGAATCTTAGTCATAATTTCATCCATAATACCATCAGCAATATCATTGATCATTTCAGTGAAGTATTCTGCGTTACCACTTAGAATGTCATCCCATTCAACGTACACGCTTGCCCCCAATGCTTCAGGAGATGCTTCTATTTTATTTTTGTAAATTTTCTGCCTGCGGATTTCAGCCCCAAGAGCTACATAATCAATACGTAATTTGCCATTCTTAATTCTAAATTCTTTCTTCTGTCCATGTCCAACAGTAGCAAATTCAGCGATTATATCTAAAGCCCCAGTGATTCTTGTAGGTAATATTTTATCAACATTAACCTTGATTATTTCATTTATTTCAGTTTTGTTCTTATCATAATTTTTTAGTAATTCACCAAACAATTCACACAGTTCAGTTTTACGTTGTTCTACAGTCTGCCCTTCAATACTTGAGCGATTATATCTTACGTCCATACAAAGCTCTAAAACTTTATTTTTATCCATTAATTAATTACCTCCTTATATTATATTAAGATTAAGATATAGCAGTTCTAATACATTGCAGTACAACTGCACTATAACCATTAAGAGTATCTTTTGCTATAACTTTAAATTCCTGTATGGCGGCGGCGGCAGTAGTAGAATTAATAGTAAATTTACCATCTGCGGCATGAGCATAAGCAAAATCACCAACAACTACTGCGGCATAATTAGCTCTATCTCCATTGTAGTCAATCTGAGTAGTAGTAAATGTATCTCCTTCTTCAAAAAAGAAAACTCTTGCTTTAAAAGTATTTAATTCATTCCTGAAATCAGATTCATCAACAGAATCATATAATTTGGGAACAGAAGCCACTAAAACCTGTTTGATAGTATTAGCACTAGTTACTGTAATATGTCCAGTAGCATAATTGATTTCAGCACAAACCCCATTTTCAATTGCTGTATCAAAATCATATGAAAGGGCGTGTCCCTTTAAAAGATCGAGGCGTACTATTCCGTAACCTAAACTTGCCATTTATAAATTCCTCCTTATTTAATATAAATTATTATTCTATGCCATATTTAGTAAGCATAGTTTCGGGAATCAAGTTCCCCTGTTCTGAAATATTTACAACCACATCATTATTAATTGAATTAATTTCTAATTGAGCATTAGTAACAATTCTATCTGCAATAATTTCTTTAATTTTTGCAGTATTTACTTCAAATATAGCATTTTTAATATCTTCATTTTCTACAGTTTCCTGCTCAGATATTAACTTTGAATTTAAAGCATACTGTTTCAAATTAGCACGATTTTTAATTAATTCTTGTTCAGCAATTTCTGCTTGAACTTTTTCATATTCGTCTTTAATAGGGGATAGGGAAGCAATTTCAGTTTTTAACTGTTCAACGACTTCACCTAATTTTATTATCTTTTCATTACTAGTTGTGCTTGACATTTCTAATGCTTCGTTTTTAGTAGCAATTTCAGTTGTTAAAGTTTCAATCTGAGTATTCAATTCAGAAATAGTAGTTTCTTTTTCTGTAATTTGAGATTGAAGATTAGATATTTCAGTTTTAAGATTATCTAATTCTTCAGTATTTTCATTAACTACCACTACATTTTGATTGGTTTCTTGCCATACTTGAACAACTTCAATTTTTGATTCAAAATCAATATTTGCAACACCTTCAGAATTAATAGAATAATTCATTTTAAAACATTTATTAGTATCGTTTTCTTCAATAATTGCATATGCCTGAAATAATTCACAAATCCAGTATTTATAAGACACATTTCCATCTGCATCAGTTGGATGCAAAGCAGACCATACAGCATCTCTAATATCATCAAGACTTTGTTCTGCGTTTATTTCAAAACATATTTTAATTTCTTTACCAAAATTAAATTCTATTTGATTCACATTTATACCTCCTTTATTATTATTTAAAGATTCAGTATTGTTAATATCTGAATCATTATTTATTTCAATATCTTTTTTTATTGCTTCAGCTACTTCAAGATTAAACTCATACATACCAGAATCAGGATAAGCACCAGATTTTGATACTCCTAAAAGACAATGACCTATATAAAGAAGTCCGTTTGTAGCTGTGCGACCTTCTTCAGAAAATTCATAACCACCAGTTTTTACTTCTACAGATGTGTCTACAGAACCATATGTATCATATATTTTTTGAATTACATTTAAAGTAGTTTGAAATCTAAGCCATAAAATTCCAGAACTCCATAATCCATATTTTTCTTCACCATTAATTTCATGTGTCCCAATATGAGTATCATATAAAGTCCCTATACTATCGGTATTTAGAGCAATTATAGCTCCATCAACTATTTCAGGTTCATGTCCTTTTAAATCAATTCCATTTGTAGCGGCTACTATAGGAGCATTATTTAAAGAATCATACCAAGGCTTATTTGTATCAGGATTAATTGAAGAACATAATTCTTCTGTTATTCTTAATCCATTCAAATTAAAGTCAAAATCATGAATCATAAATAATGCCTTTTTCCTATCTGAATATGAAGGTTCATCTGAAAGGGAAGCAAGTTGTATATTTAAATATTCTTTATTTTGCTGATTATTTAATTTTATATTTTTTGTTATTTTTCTCACCTCCTTAAAAGTAATGATAAATATTAAATATTAATTAGTTTTTACTTGGTTTCGGATTTGCATTACCGTTATTATTTTTTGATTTATCAGTGTTAGCATTTTTACCCCCACCAGACTTATCTTCAGGTCTGCCAACATTATTATCACCAGTTTGATTAAATGGATTTTGTGGAGGATTTAATAAAGTATCAAGTTGTAATACTTCTTTCTCATATTGAACTAATCCTACAATATAATGATACGGAACTCCTGTAAGAGCTTCTGCCCACAAAGTAAAGACCCCTGTAAGTTGGTATAATTCCTTACATTTATCAATATATTTATCACTATCTAAAGTTGTAACTCTATCAAAGAAAAATTTACAAGACAAATTAGTAGGAAGCATTTCTTTAATAATGTCATTAATCATATCTTCAAATACTTCTAAAATACTAAATAATTGTTTAAATAATTTTTCAGTATTTAATGAAGCAGTACTATAATTTGCATTATCACTCCCCCCACTAATAAGTGCTTTACTTACACCTAAATTAGAATAAATATCATTTTCTATTTTTTGATATAATTCTTTAGTAAACATAGTTGTGTTAATTTCTAAAGGTTTTAAATCAAAGAAATAAGGGAGTGTTGCTAATCCAGTTCCGCTTAAATCAGTAATGCTTGATGAAGAACTATTATTTTCCTTTTTAAGTAATAAGGTTTTTAAACTATTAAAATAGAAATCTACTGTTGGTTTAGGAACTGGTTGACCAGGATTATTTTTGTCTCCACCAATAGTAGAAGTATAGAGAATTAAAACTTGTTTAATTAATCTGTCTGCAATTGAACGCTCAACTCTATTAATAATTTCCATTTGAATTAGACTTGCCCACGCACCCATAGTTACAGGCATACCAAATGGATAATTTCTAGGAGAATCAGACGCAATTACCCAACAATTTTTTAATTCAACAAACCTGTTCTCATCTCCACCTTTATTTCGATAATTATTAAATTTACCAAGAGTTACTTCATCAGGTAAACTTTCAATTACTGCTAATATATCTGAAACTGTACTTCCTGATTGTTTAATAGAAGATAAATCATATTCAACTACCCATTTACCATTTAATTGTTTATTTATTCTAATATCATCCAGTTCTAAAAATTGAACGTATTTTTCTTTTCTTAAACAAACAACAATTGTACCTTGCTCTGCTACTTCATATAATCCGTCACGTAAAAATTTACGAACATTAATAGTATCTAAAAATTGAAATAATTTTTGTTCATATTTTTTTATTTGTTTAGGATTATCAAACGAAGACCATGCAAGATGATAATTGAGAGTAGGTAGCGATTTATATATACGTAGAACATCTTTGATAAGTCCATATTTATTAGAGAAATATTTAGATGCCAAACGAATATTTTTAATATTTGAATATGGATTTTTTAAATAATCATAAAGAGTAGTTAAAGAGATATCATTAATTGAAGACCCTGATCCATATTGAGTAATCCAATCTGTCAACCCACATAATTCATGAAGTTTTAGTTGATCTTCTTGATTTATGGAGAGGGATTGGGAGGTTTGGGTTTGATTGTTTTGTTGGGAATTGGTTAAAGATTGGGATTTTTTAGGTCTACCACGTTTTTTAGGAATATCATTTAATTGATTTTCTATTTGGGATCACCTCCTTATGTTTGATTTGGGTTTGGATAAATATTAAAATCCTGCTTGAAGGAAATAGTTCCAATCATCAGCATTAATAGACTCTTCTTTCTCCATGAAAAGAGAAATATAATAAAGTGCATAAGCAAGTGCCGAAAATCTGTCCTTATCGACCCTTTTTACTACTTGTTCCACTGTTATACTATTAGTAGTTTTCTTTAATTTTAAATTTGCAACTTCATCTATTAAAACTTGTGTTTGTAAACAAGCAGTTTCAATTTCTAATTCATTATCACTATCATTTTTCTTTAAATCATTTTTTACATCATCAAATGGTTTAATTAATTTTAATATATTAGACTCTACATAATTAATAAATGTTCTTATTATATCTCCATTAATACCTTGAGATTTTAAAGCATAAAGAATAAGTGGTGAATTAGGCACTTTAGACTTATCTTCTGTATTTATGGTTGCCCAACAACCTAATTCTTCATTTGTTTCAAAATCAGTTACGTCTTCAAGTAATTTTTCAACCAACCCTTGACCAATTGTGTTCGCATCAATTACTACCGCTTTAACCCTAGATTTTATTAAATCTAAATTACCACCATATTTATAAAAAATTCTTTTAATAATAACCGACTGCTCTTCATAATTTAACCCATTTGGAGGAGTAATAATATTTACTATTTGAATTTGTCTAATAACTCCTGATTGATTTCTAATTATTTTTAATACAACAATAGCTGTTTTATTATTATTTTCAGAAGCAGATCTAGCAACATCAATACCTAGACAATATTCGTTTAATTCAAAATTCCCTTTTTTATCTTTAGGACATTCTAACTCAACTTTACTTAATATTCTCGATTTAATTAATTTACTAATATTAATTAAACCACCATCACTAACACCAACCCAATCACAAAGATAATTTTGTTGGAAACGAATTATATTGCTTTTTCTAGCCTTATCAATAGTTGATTTTTTTTGTCTTCCAAAATGTACAGGGATAAACCAATCAGAACCAAAAACAAAAGTTCCTTTTAAATCGACCATATTTTTAAATGTGGTTAATATTTTTTCGTATTCATCACTATTTTTATACCCTGACGTACTATATCGGTTTATCTGGCCTGAAAGTTCTTCTGGATCAAGCAAACCAGTTAATGTCGATCTTCCTATATTAAAAATTGGCTCAATACAATCATCATAGGTATCTTTGTCAATTAAGGCAGATTCTTCCAATCCGCCTCTGTGCCTCCTTAAGCCTTTGCTTTGAGGCGAATTAGCTAGGTTATCTATTACACTTGCATTAATAAATTCAACCTTCCCTGTATCTTTAGCGAATCTTGCCGATTTAATATTTTTAGCAAAAGATGGGTAAAATTTTAAAATTTCATCATGTTTGTCTCTCCATATTTTAATTGATTGTTCTTTTGTCGAAGCTGTTATAGATAATGAAACTCCAGGAAAGCAACATGCGGTATGATATTGACTCATTACGTGTATCAGTGTTTTTGAAATTCCGCGAGGAGCGCAAAAATAATTTTCAGGTAGCCTTGAAAGCAATCTAATCATTAGTCTCTGATGCAAATCAAAGGTAAAACCGCCCGTTTCTTCTTTATATAAATCCCAAAATATATCAGGATAAAATCTTAAAAAAGAACATAACACAGCAAATTCAGATATATTTTTAGAAATTATATTTTGATTAAAATCAGAATGTTTAAAAGGTGTTTCAAATTCAGGTTCATAAATATCATACCTGTCATAAGTATGCTTATTATTTTTTGACTCAAAATTATTATATGAGGTCATTATAATTCCCCATCTTTATAAAGAGGTTCTATATATACTAAATCTAAATCTCTAAATATATTATTTCTTTTTTCTTTTTCTATTAAAACCATTTCTTCTGAATAACCTTTTTGTATAAATGATTCCTCTAGCATTTGATCGTAAAAATCCCAAATATCTCTGTATTTAATTCTTGGTTTATTTTCAAGCCTACGAAGATAATTAATAATAGTCCAAATAATTAAATCTACATCATCATATGGTTGTTCTTTTAATTTAGGTAATATTGAAATAATACCTAAATTAGACTCAACTGCTTCAAATATCTGAGGAACTAAATCAATTCCTCCTGAAATATCTGATTTTGATAATTGTCTAACATTTATTTTAGCATCTTCTGCCGCTTTAGATGCTAAAGCACCCCATTCTTTTGCTCCTTTAACATCTTTAGATGCAGTAGATATTTCTTCTTTAGTTCTATACCTAATATAAATTTTTAGATTTTCTATATGTAATGCTGTTTTTTCACCATAATTATCAATTAAATTATTCCATTTTTTTTCAAATAATTGATATTCGTAAGAATCGTATCCTTCCCCCCATTTTTCAATTAATTCTTCACTAGGGGGTTCAACTTTTTTCTTTTTATTTTGATTATTATTTTTTGTTTTGGTATTAATTTTTGTATTAGTTTCTTTTAAATCATTTTTGTTTAATTTTTTACCTCCATCACAACTATTTAATAATGGAATTTTTTGAAAATATATTCGGATCGCATTTTTTACTATAATATTATAATCATTTATATTTTTTGTTTTATTTTTTTGTTCGCTTTCTTCTATACAACATTTTAATAAGTCTTCATTATAAGGACGTTTGTTTTCAAAAAGGTATATTTTTAAACTCTGTTCATTATTTACATGTTTTGTGCGACAATCCTTACACCATAAATCGTACTTTTCTTTGAGATAATCATTGATTGCAAATTTGTTCATTGGTTTAGGGGTATTGCACTTCATGCAGATTTTACTTGCTGTCATTTAAACCACCTGACTTATTATATTATTATTAAAAAAGTAATTAATTAATATTTCTTCTATGTTATCTAATTCCCAATAGGGTATTCTTAATAATGGAATATTATAATATTTACAATATTTATTTTTCATCTTATCATGTTTAACTGTAGATAAATATGATTTTTTACCAAAAGGTAATTCACTATAATGACCTTCTCCATCATATTCAATCAAACATTTTAAATCAGTTTTCTTAATATCATAAAAAACTGCAAAATCAAAACGCAAAAAATCTATATCTTTTAAATTATAAAATATATATTCTCTATCATATGAGACATTATTTAATTCTAACCAATCTCTGCATTTACTTTCACCTTGAGATTCATTACATTGTGGACATCCATGATTATGTAAAATACTATCCCAACCTACTTGAAAAATATTATTACAATTATTCTTTAAACATTTCCATTTTAATTTTTTCTTCGCAGTTTGGTATTTATTACTTATTAATTCAATATTTTTATTATTTAACCTTAACCAAAGTTTAATATTTTGAATTGTATATGGATTAGATTTTCTATATTTACTAGGAATTTTATTACTTAATAGATTAGCTAAACTTGAAAAATAAAAATATTCATTATTGTCTTTAAAAATTAAATTTCCATTATAATCATTATAATTATCACTAATTAAAATATAATTAAAATTTTTTTCAATAATATTTTTAACTTGTTTATAAGTCCAAGTTCTAGGATTATTTATTCCTTGTAAAATACTACCACAATCATTACATTGATGTTTATTTCTGTCTTTAAATTTAGTAAAGGAAGTTTTAAAAGTATTTCCACAAGAACATTTAATTTTTAATTTTGATAATTGCGTTTTATATTCTTCTTTATTAGATATTAACTCACAATTATAATCTTCAACATATTCTTTAATTTCTTCATAAATCCAATTTTGAAATCCAGAACATTTATCACACTTATAATGATGTTTACTTTTAAAACTATCAAAACAACGTTTAAAATTTCGTCCACAAGAACATTTAAATTCCAATTCATTTTTACTATTTATATACTCTTCACTTATTAATTTACACCCTGACTGACTTTTTACTTCTACAAAATATTTTACTTCTTCATAAGATAATCTTCTAGAAGCATCTCTTTTCTCAAACCCACATTTATTACATTGTCTTTTACCATTTTTAAAAGTATTATAATTAATATTAAAATTGTCTCCACATTTACATTCAAATTCTAATTTATCACGATCATTTTTATATTCTTCACTTAATAATTTACACCCACTATTTGAATCTATTTCAATAAATAGTTTTATTTCTTCGTAAGTTAATCTTTTCATATACTACCTCCTACAAAAAATAAAATATTAAATTCTCCTACTTAAAAATAACCATAAAAAAGAAGGGTAGGCAGTAGGAGTTGCCATTCATAAGGAGCTACCTTATTTAACCCTTCTGATAAAACCCTGTTAATAATAATTAAAGTTATCTATTCATCATCCCACTCATTTTCCATATCTTGATTACCACCTATATTAACTTCTATATCTGTATAAATTACATGGTTTAATTGTTCTACTAAATTTCTACAAATGTTCTTTATCCCAAGTGTAATCCCCTCAGATATACCTGTTTCAAAAGAATCTTGTTCAACCCCATCTATAAATTCAAGTATTATTTCAACTGCTTCATTATCATCACATTCTCTTAATTCTGATACTAAATCTCTAATAGCACAGTTAAAACAAACACCTTGACCTTCACAATCACAATCACAATCAGTGTATTCTTCTGGATTTAAATTTTGATTCATATTATGATTCATCCCATGATTATTAATCATATTCTCTT